CCAGGGTCTTAACGTGACCCCAGTCGGCCATTACCATGGCTGGGTTTTGGAGTAGATACGTCGGAAACGCACCCCCCCAGCACTTACTGTAACCTCGTAAGTTAGTGTTGGGTGATTTCTTCTACACGAGGAACACTATTGAGAACCTTACGGCTAAAGCTATATTACACGTGCAGGGATCAGGTTTAACCACTAGATCTAGTGGCACTGTATGTAGTGAGACAGACTGTTTTGCTTCCGTCAGGAAGGATCCGGTCTTCTAAGCTGAAAGTGCTCTCTAATAGTTATGTATAAACAAAATGACAATTAGATCACCGAAGTGACCCAAGAGCCATAATGTCTAGTGACATGTTCATCACTCAGCGCTCCTTATCCTGGAGATTTTCCATTTCTCCGAATAAGGGCCTGTTGTTTTGTCATGAAGCTTTGGATTTCCACGTGGATGAGCATCCAGAGTCGAATCCATATCCCGGCTTGACCCTTAGAGCGAAGCTCTTCGGTATCAAACAAGGACACAGGAACGAGACTGGCCTCATTAAAGAACTCTTCTACAGTGCTAAGCACTAAGGAGAGATCAACACCTGGACCTCCTAACGTCCACAGTCTCTTCACTAGTCTGTTAGCGGCCTCATAATGAGCCCTAATCGGGTGAAGCAATCCTAAGATTTCGAACTTAAACCACGACGCGTGCTCGCTACTGTTTTTCAACAGTCCCAAGTCCGAATCATAGGTTAAGTCGGTCTCAAGTGATTTCATTGTTGTCTCCAGATCAACTCGCATGGCTGATAAGGCCGTGTGAAAGATCTTATGAAACAACTCTGGAACCACCGCCGGGTCCACGATGCGCGCGGTTTTCACCGTGAACATCTGGATCCAGTCGAGGAGAGTTCCCACCGAGAAGGGTCCATGTGGGCTGCAGAGCAGCAGAGACACACCCAGGAAACGTTTACTAATCGTTACTGGGGATATCCAAGCAGCGGACTGGGCTTTGAACCCCAGTCCAGCAAACTTAAGCACCCGTGGGAGTGTCACTGAATCGATAACCTTCATCGCTGAAGATACCAACTCAGGGATAAACTTGATCCCAGAGAGGCCAACCGCAATATGCTTAAGAGTAGTCGGACTTACGTCCTTTCCTCGAAAGATAAAGCGCTTAGCAAACTCGAAGGATCCGTTGTCCGATGAGAGAGACTTCGCGAACGAAATCTCAACACCTAACACCTTCATAATGCCTAAGTAAGCCTCCGCAATGTTACGGTGACAGATGACAACATCATCACCGAGCAAGGCGTAGTGCTGAAACCATGTACGTATGCCGCATTTCCATGCAGCAAATTGTACGATGGCATGATGGGTCAGTGCTAGCATGGCCCACGAGCTATAGGCTCCCATAGGTTGCCCAACGGCGTACTTCACCCCCTCTTTCGGGCTGTTGGTTTTCACACCATCAACCTTACGAGGGCATGAGTAGAGGCGTTCGGTTAGTAGCCGAACCCACAATCGCGCGAGAGGCTTACCTATGAGGTACGATAGCACGAGTTCCTGGATAACTATAGGCAGCCTATCCGTCGCGGCAGACAGATCGAAGCTGTAGACCCGGGTGATACCTTTCTTCTTCATGTATTCCTGTAGTTTACCTATAGGAGCATGTTGATCGAAGGTACCATCTTGGGGAATACGCTTCAAGATCTTGTTAAAGATCTCTGAATGCACAGGATGGAACAGGATCTGAGTATAGTAGTCCAGTAGGGCCACTACACGCCACTTCCCGGGTTCCTCCAAGAAGGCTAATCTCCCAAGAAATCCAATCTTCTGGCCCTTTCGCGGTTTAATAAGAGGATGGTTTGCACCAGTTATGGTGTCGACCAACTCCGATATCCAACGAGAGTTCCATAGGATGAACTTCGAGTCGAGAACAGCCCTCATAGGAACAGACCACAACAACCACCGATCATTGTGGGTCAAACGTGTCCATTCCTGCAGTAGTGCGAATAACTCAGGTCGGGTGACCCAAGCTAACGCATCTACAAACAAGTTCCCCACCGAACACGAGGGACCCCCAGTGATGGTAGAATATGTGCTGTTCGGACCACCCCTTAACAGCAGCAACCACTTCGCCTTCCACATGGGAGCTCTCACGGAGAGAACTTTAGGTAACCCACGCGAAAACGAAGTCAGTGCCCGGTACCCAGTAACTGAATCAATCAATGACCAGAACCCCTCCAAAAAGGAGTCCCAGTCAGAGAGAAACTCAGCACTGAGCACAGGGCCAGGCGCAATAATCGTGGAAATAGTCGGTGTACCCTTGAAGCTCAACACTCGATATATACTAAAGAGTGAGAGCCAAAAGCGCACGACCAAGCCATGACCTTGACTAATACGTCGTCGGTGCTGTATGGGGATGATGCGAGGAAGTCCGGTCCGCGTAATGCTTACGCAGTGACCAGACTTGATGGTTGCTACGAGTCTATCATTCCCACAATACTTCATAAGAAGTAGGGTGCAGGACTTATAGTACTTCGCAGTACCCTTCAAGCCTTGACGTCGAACCAAACGCACTGTATGCCGCGTGAAAACAAAGCATGCCTTGACAAAACCTAGTGTAGATGAACCAACGATGATAGGAAGTGCACGAATGCACAGACCTACCAATCGCTTCGTGTCTTTCGACGCCGATTGCCAGATACTCCCTTCACCTCGGGTTGTTACGCCGAAGATCCGGAAGAAAGAGTGCACTTTCTCACTTTGAAGAAAACTAACAGTTCTATTCATTGTTTGATTATGCAAGCTTCCTCTGTGGGTATCCCTCCTTATCCCTTGCGGGTAGGTAGGCAGGCCTTGCAGGCCGTAGTTTTACTACTACAGGTTTCTACGAGCAGTATGACCCTTTCCAGAGACCCATCCCTTTCGGGAAATTTCCACAACTAGTGCCGGAGCATTTTGTCGTGACGGGAGTAATTCGGGTGAACTACCCCCACTCTGACAGGTGTTCAACTCTCATAGTGCCTGATTGTTTCACGTAACATAGTTACGCTGTTGCTCCCTCAATAAGGGTCCAGCAGTCTCATGAAGAGTCAGTTAATGAATGGTGCTAGCTTAGACAGTAATCCCCTCATCAACATGAGTGTGGAGTTAAGTCTCCTCTAGCCGAACCATATCGTTTAGACATTGTGAAGAGAAGGAATGATGGTGACATCAAACCCTCGGTCTTCGCCAACGCCAACAAGGTTCGGGTCCAAAGGAAGCAACGGAAACAGCAAAGTTGCCCTTGGGAACCGATAAGCTGATCAACTAAGTGCTCGATGACACTTCAGTCTCAACTAACCAGATCTAACAGGTCTGAGTTAGATGCCTAGTCTCC